GTAGCCGCTCGTGCTAAAAAAACCCCCTCATTGAGCGCACCCTTGCGTAGGTTGCAGCTCTTACACAGCACACGAAGGTTATCCAAGTCATGACCACCACCAACCTTGCGTGGGATGATGTGATCGATGTGCATCTCACCTTCATCTGTACCACACAACTGGCACACGCGTCCATCTCTAGCAAACACACGCTCTCTGTGCTCTCTATAGCGTCTGCTGTTCAGCTTATCTAATGCCATCCGTATTTACCCCAATGCGCCCATGCTACACATGGCTCACCATAACGATGACCTATGTAGTTGAGTCCCCATTGTATCTGCTCATAGCCATTAAGTGTGGATAAGTAAATACTTCTACCTTGTGGTATTCCATAATGAGATCCATTACGAGCATTAGGATTAAATGCACTCTCTTTACCATAGAGCTTAACTAAGCACTTATACTCTTTAAGATTATAATCTAATGAAATAAGAGCATACTCTTTATAGCTTATGTATTGCACTGGTTTAGATCCACCTGCATCAGGCATGATGCATAGAGCTATCCCAATAGCTACTAGCACCCCGCGAGCTACGCCCCTAAGGGGCTCGCGGTGAGCCTTTGAGAGGCTCTGCGCCGTTAGCGTACCATTGATGTCAAATCTATTTGTAAAAGCCCTGCTCAGAGTGCGTGTCGCTTTCATTATTACCCCCTGTGGATAACTTCTGTGGATAACTATTTGTCGGTTGAGTAGAACCCTTTACCCTTAAATACTGTAGGTGTAGCTGCAATCACCTTAGTCATAGGCTCATTACAGTATGTGCAAGGTATTACTGGTCGATCGTGCCATCCATGATAGATTTCTTGACTAAGATTGCATCGGGAACATTTGTAGTCGTAGGATGGCAAGTTAAGCACCTCTGTATCATGTAAGACCCACAGGCTTGGCAGCGGTCAATGTCTGCCTCTGTAGGTTCGCTAGTAATGTGACCATACTTTAATACAAGTAGCGGTAAGAGATCCTCTAAGCGGATGATGGCGGCATACTCACGCGCATCTTCACCCTGTCCGTTTAGTCGTATTACTCCAAAGCCCAATTCCCCCGAAAGAGCTGTGCGAGCTTTTAATTGTTTAATGTATGCCAATGGTTGAAATCCAGCGCGGGCTTTGACTTCAACATCGAACGGAACATTAACAATGTCCTTACCGCTACCCCTTCCGACAGTTGCACCACTCCACACAGTCGATAGGTACTGTGCGACTACGCGTTCTGTTCGGAAGCCTCTGTGTTTTCTTGCTTGACTAGCCATTCACAGCCTTGCACTTGCGGCACTGCCAAGCACCGACGATAGGCTGATCATCCTTGAACTTAATCTCAGCTACAATGTCATGCGCCTCGGTAGGCTCATTACACAGCTGACAATTAATTGTGTCAAATAGTGGCACATCCTCGATGTTAGTCCACTCGCCTGTTGTCTCATCAAAGTATTCTACAAAGCCCATGTTATGCCCACGCTTTCTGAGGTTGGAACTTGCCATCTGATCCCAGTGTGTACCAAAGCGTGTTGCACTTAGGCTCGCCGCCTTGATGATTGACTACAGAGCAGAAGTAACCGCCCCAAGCCTTGCCATTCTTTTGACCCTCACGCCATGTCATGTGTCCATGCTTGCAACTTGGTGCTTCTTGTGCTTCACCTGTACCCATTACAGCTGCGATGTTCTCCATCGCCTTTTCAAGCGTGACAGGTGCATCCACTACCTTATTGTACTTGCCCACAGGTGTTGTCCAGTAGTCTTGATCATCTGGTACGACATCTTGTACCACTGGCTTCTCAACCTTCTTGGCTACAGTCTTGCTCATTTCCTCTCGGCTTGGGCGCTTTCCTTTAGGAGCATAACCCGCATTTGCAAGCGCTCTGCCGATTGCCGAAGTCTCACAATTCTCCAGTGCTGAAGTCTGATTAACGCCTCGGCTAGTAACTGTTTCCTCAGCGTACCCTGTCGCCCATGCAACGCTATCGCTAGCATCCTTAAATAGATACGCCTTAACAATGTATCTAGTAGCCTCGACAACTTCCAGCTCAGTTGAAATGCGGAACGCTGGATAATCCTTAATAAACTTTTCAAGTCTCACCTCGACTGGCTCGTAATCGGCTAAATTAAACATAGAGATCATTCTCCTCTGTTGCTAGTTGTCCAGCGATTGCCCCATAGGAACAGAGGTCAATCCATGTGTCGATCTGCTGGGCTGACTGATTAGTCCTTGCAAGTTTAACGAGCACCATAATCCCTGCCACTTGATAGTCGTGTATTGGTGTCTGTAAGTATGCTGAGAGGAGCATCGCTGTGTGTTGCAGGTTATCCGCAGGGTGACCATACGATAGACCACGCTGACTGATTGTGTCTGTGGCTGTGAGTAGGATTTCATTGGCTTTCAATCTAAATCACCACGGAAGTTTCGACCACGATGCCAGCCGTCTCTTAAACCTTTGTCATAGCTGCGACGCTGCACATCAAAGATCGTAATGGCAAATCCTATAACCATTCCTATAATGCAGATCAGAAGCAGCTTGTCTAAGTTGCTCATTATGCACTCACTTTCGCGTAGTTATAATCGCGCACCCAGTTTTGTGCTTCTGTAAGTGTTGTGTGGTACATCTTGCTATTTTCTACTGCGATCTCAAAACCATGCTTCAGAGAAGCTTCTGCATCAATCTCAGCTGAGAACCATGTGCGATTACCACAGTTGCTAATGATGTAAGCATTATCAGATGTCTTGTAAGACCATCCGTTAATTCTGTTGAACTTAATCATTTTCTTACCTATCTGTGCCAATGCCCTTGATTGGCTACAGGATTAGTGTGGCACAGGTGTAGATCAAAACACGCTACATTTTGATAACATTCTTATAACGCTTTATCTTGGTCTGCCGTAGCTCTTTCCAGACACAATGAATGTGCCATCCTTCTCGATGTGGATAAGATCAACCTGCACTTTAGCCTTATTGACATAGATGATGGCGAAGGCTTGCTGCCAGTTGGCTACTCCCTTTGTGTAGGCAGCTTGCTTAAAGTCCATGAGATTGCCTACCTCAACACCATGCAGGACACGCCCTATTCGCCCCCCAGAAGCCTCTGAGAAGGCTGAACGCCCTGCTCTGTGGGTATGACCTGAGATAACATTCTTTCCATGCCTACGAGCCGCTTCTAGGGCTGATAAGCCCCCCTGTGGCTTGATGGGTGTGTGATCTCCATGCACTGCAATCCAGTTGGGCGCAATTGGCATCGGGTTTTTATGGAAGGTAATGCCTAATTCATCGAACTTCATAAACTTCTCAAAGCGTAACTCTGGCAAAGCCCCGAAGGCTGGAACTTTAGCCATGATGACATTGTAAAGGCGGTCTGTGTGGTTGCTACGGATGCAGTCAGTAACGCCTAACTCCCAGAGTAGATCAACAGCCTCATTACGATCATCATCTAAGGTCTGGGCGTAGCTGCCCATGCGACCCTCTTCCCACTTGCTTATCTGGGGTAGGTCAATCTCATCGCCTATGGTGACTACTTGATCTGGCTTAAACTTCTTAATAAATGAAGCAAGGTTGCGCGTGGCAACCCTGTCATGGTAGGGTACCTGAAGATCGGACACGACCACTATTTTTTTAATCGTCATCCTCATCTTCGTAATCGCCATACTTCTCAGGCTCTATAGGGTCAGGCAGTATCCAATGAGGATAGGCTTGCGGCTCTGTGATCATGAACATCGCCACATCCTCAGCAAAACCAGCACGCTTTAATGAGCAGAAGTACTCATAAAGCCCAATGCAGTAAGCATCAAGCTTTGAGTAGCCTTGCTCTTCTAATGCCTTAGTTGCTTTTCTTGCCATGATTAAATTATCGCTTCTGCAATAGATCAAGGATGGTATCGACACGCGCTTCTAGTCGATTAAGTCGATCATTCATAGAACTGCCGCCGTTAGGCTTTAACTCTGCTAGGTAGTGCTTTACTAACCATCGCACTGAGCCAATAAATGAACCAACGATTGTTGTCACAGCAACAGCGATTGCTGCTGTGTCTTGCAGGCTCATTACTTTTTAGGTGAGGCATAACCAAAGATGCCAGATAGGGCAGCCCAGAGTACTGCTCGGTAGTCAAGGTCAAAGTTGCTAGATGCCCAAGCTGCAAGGAACGCGCCCGCGGCTAGGTATGCAGGGTGTTTGATGTTTTTCATTATTCTCCGCCTAACATAGGTATTTGATAAAACTCACCCAATAGGTCAGCTTCTTTCTTAAAGCTGAAATGAGCGTGCTTTGTGTGCTTGTTCGCCCCTGTGTACTTTCTTGGTTTCCAATTGAGTATTCTGGAATAGATGTACCCATCGAAAATAATGTAACTAATGCGTGTCTCTGTCTTGGCTTTGCAGGCTCTCCGAAGCTGATCAACAAGGTCGCACATAATGTCTGGCTTTGATCCCTTGAATAGGTCACGATCGACATCAATGGCACGAACCCAACCTTGCTCATCTGGATTATGATCAGACTTGCGAGCAGCGTGTCGGGTATCACCGATCCAACCATCCGATGTGCGGTCACGATCTGGGAATGAGTCATCAATCTGCTCCCTTAATTGGATTGCAGCTTTAC